GTTCTTTGAAAGTAAGTCATTGTCTGAAACCAAAAAAGATATTGATGATTATGTAGATATGATTTCTGAACAAACAGAAATGTATCGCACTAATCGCAAAGCACTTTTTGAAAAGAAGTCTCGTCCAGTATCACGTGCTATCAAAACTGAAAAAGCACTAGAAAAGGATGAATTAATCACTGAAAAATACAAGAAACCATCTATTGAATCAAACACCTTTATGGATAAAGCTGCTCGTTTCTTAGATGAAGAATAATAACAAATTAACCCAATTTAAAAAATTGGAAAAATAAAAATTATAAATAAAGTATAAAATTAAACAAAACTCATTTATAGGAGATAATAAAATGAATACAGTTAAAAAGGCATTGATGGAACGCTGGACAACTAAAGCCCCTGCAGTTCTTTCTATTGCAAATATTCAAGATAAGTATATCCGCGAAAATATGGCAAAACTCATGGAAAACCAGAGATTCCAGGACATTGGAAATGCTTTGAATGAAGATTTTGGTATGGGTGTTGGTGCTCCACTTGGTGCTGACCAGGGTATTCCTCATAGTGGTGATAGCAAGGCTGTCTTTGCCCCAATTTCTTTGGCACTAGTTCGTAGAGTATTCCCACAGCTTTTCGCCAACGTTCTCGTTGGTGTTCAACCACTTTCTGGTCCAGTTGGCTTGGCTTTCGCCCTTCGTTATGTTTATAAAGATGCAGGCGACCCAAATAAATTAGTTGAAGCTGCTTGGAAGGCTGTTCCAGAATATTCTGGATTCTCAGGTTCTACCGCTAACACAAGTGGTGCACCAGATGCCGGTACTGCAGTTGATACTCAGTCTGCTGAATCTTGGAAGATTACAGGTGATTATGATGAAATTCAGACCCACAATGATTTCTCCACCGGTGTTCGTGGTAAGATTCCAGAACTTGGCTTGATGTTCTCTCGTCAGTCCATCGTTGCCAAGACTCGTAAGCTCGCTGCTAGCTTCTCTCTTGAATCTGCAGAAGATATTAAGAGAATGCAGGGTGTAGAAATGATGACCGAAATGGTTAATGTTCTTCAGTACGAAATGACTGCTGAAATTGACCGTGAAACCATCTCAAGATGTAAGTCCTTATGTAAGCCAATCTTCTGCAAGGCTGGTAACACAACCGATGTAAATAATGGTTTCGTAGGACGTTGGTCTCAAGAAAGATATTCTCGTATCGTAGGTTTGATTATGAAGACCGCTAACGATATTGCTACCGCTACTCGTAGAAGTGCAGCTAATATCGCAGTTGTTTCTCCAGATATGGCTTCTGTTCTTCAACAGGCTGCTCCATTCTTCAACAAAGTAACATCTGATGTCAATGGTTCTACCGCTACACCAGAAATTGGTACTTTGAATGGTGCTATCAAGGTTTACCGTGATAACTACGCAGTAAACTATGCAGGTGTTGATAATGGCGAAGTTCTTCTTGCCTATAAGGGTACAGGTGTATCGGATTGTGGTGTAGTATTCTGCCCATACGTTACAGGTGTTGTTAATCAAGCTATTGACCCAAATGACTTCTCTCCAAGAGTAGGTGTCATGAGCCGTTATGCTTTCGCTAACAACATGCTTGGTGCTGATAACTACTATCGCTTGCTCAAGTTTGATACCGCTTCAATCTGGGCTGATACAACTGACAAAGACCAGTATGTATTCTAATTTCTAATAAATTAGAAACAAGCCACTTTTAGGGTGGATATGAAATTAGTTTATATCCACCCTTTTTAAAAACAAATTTTAAATGGAGATAAAACACAATGAAAAATCCTACATCTAATGGAAAAGATTTGTACCAAGTTGGTAACGATTACCCACAGACACCAGAAAAATACTTTGTTCTTTCTTCTTACAAGGATGGTATCTATACTGAAGTTAACAGTGCTACAGTATTCAACCCAGCCGGTGAAGATGGTGATGTTTTCTTTGATATGAAGTCTAAAGAAGGTATCAACAAGAGAATACTCAATGTTCTTCCACAGTCTGCTTGGGCAGATGTATCTGCTACCCCAGCAAGTGCATTTGAAGATGCTAAGTATTTGTCTGATGACTATGCTACAGCAGTCGCAAGTGCAAACCTCGGTGAATAATCG